CTCGGCTAAAATGTCTGCAATTATAACCGATCAGATTAGAATATTAAACGCAAAGAATTTTGTTGCTGGTGTAGCTAGTAGTGAAAATTCTTATTATTCTTTTATTGGTCTTCCTAATCCGTCTGATGTTCAGACTAATTGGGATACCGATCCCCCTACCCCAAAGGATTCTTTTGATCAAGAGATGTCTTATTGGGATAGCATGATTGCTATGAAAAAGGTCAATAATGCAGATATCAGACAGGTTGTCACTAAGAGACAGTGGAAATCTGGAACTAAGTATGATATGTATCGTCATGATTATAGTAGATCAAATACATCAGCAATATCTAAGGCAACCAATTTATATAATGCATCATATTATGTTATAAATGAAGATTATCGAGTTTATATGTGCCTACAAAATGGCACAAGTCCAGAGTATCCAAATGGTCAGATTTCATTAGATCAACCAACATTTACCGATTTAGAACCAAGAGCAGCAGGAACTAGTAATGATGGTTATGTTTGGAAGTATCTTTATACTATCAAACCAAATGAGATTATAAAATTTGAAACTTCTGATTTTATACCCGTTCCACAAGAATGGCAAAATTCTCCTGAAAATGCTTCAGTTAGGGAAAATGCTATAGATGGTTCTATCAAAATAGTTACAGTTACTAATTCTGGTGTAAATGTTGGAGCAATATCAACATCATATACAAGAGTTCCTATCAATGGTGATGGCAACGGTGCAGAAGCAACTGTTGTTGTTAACAATGATCTAAAAATAGATTCTGTTACTATTTCTAGTCAAGGTTCTGGGTACACTTATGGCACTTTAGATTTAGCAGCAGGTGGAGTTCCTGTTGCAAGTACTGAACCTGAGTTCAATGTCATTATACCACCATCAGGTGGTCATGGTGCGGATATATACCGTGAACTTGGTGCATATAACGTCTTGATGTATTCAAGATTAGAAAATGACACTGAGAACCCTGATTTTATAACAGGTAACCAATTTGCTAGAATTGGGGTTGTAGAGAATCCTCTTCCACCAAATAGCACTGTTCCATTAACACTGGATAAAGCAAGTGCATTATCTGCTGTTAGATTGACTGGTATTGGATACAGTTCTGCTACTTTTGAACCAGATTCCCATTTTGTTCAGACAATAGGTAGTGGTCTAACTGCTGCTGCTAGAGTAGTAAGTTATGACCAAACAACTGGAGTTTTAAAATATTGGCAAGATAGAGTTGGATTTAATACTGTGGGTGCTGCTATAACTAATGCACCTTATGGTTATGAACAACTAGAGTTTACAAGTAGTCCTGCTTCTGGTGGTAGTTTAGTAATTACTCCGTCAACAGGTTCTAACCTACAAATAGATTCTTCCTTTAGCGGTTTCAGCACCTCTATAAATAATAGGACATATAACCTTGGTCAAGATTTTACTAACGGAATTTCTGCTCCTGAAGTTAAAAGGTATTCAGGTAATATTATCTACGTTGACAACAGACCATCTGTAAATAGATCAATAAACCAAAAAGAAGATATTAAAGTCATCTTGCAATTCTAAAAGGGATTATAAAGTATTATGCCACAGCAAACTAACTTAAATGTAGCACCATATTTTGATGACTTTGATGCGTCGAATGATTACCATAAGGTTCTATTTAAACCTGGGTATCCAGTACAGGCGAGAGAATTAACAACGCTACAGTCCATACTTCAAAATCAAGTTGAGAAGTTTGGTCAGCACTTTTTTAAAGAAGGTGCTAGAGTAATTCCTGGTAATATTTCATATAATTCAACTTATTATGCGGTAAAATTAAATAATACTTATCAGGGAGTACCTGTTTCTGCATTTGCAGATCAATTAGTAGGAACAGAAATATCAGGACTTGTTTCTGGTGTTCGTGCTGTTGTTGATAAGATATTACTACCTACTGATTCTGAAGAAAATACTCTGACGTTGTATGTAAATTATATTGGTGCTAATACAACTAATAATTCTACTCAACAGTTTAATGATGGTGAAGAATTAGTATGTAATGCTATTCTTGCATCAGGATTGCTCGGAAATACTACTATAAATGCAGGAACTGCTTTTGCATTAACTCTTTCTAATAATAATGGTGCAAATGGATGTTCCTTCATGATAGATGAGGGTGTTTATTTTATTAGAGGGCAATTTGTAACTGTAAATAAAGAGACTTTAATATTAGATCAATATTCAAATACACCTAATTATAGAATTGGTCTAAACATAGTAGAAGAAATTATAAATGCGGATTTAGATGAATCTTTAAATGACAATTCACAGGGATATAATAACTATGGTGCTCCTGGTGCTGATAGGTTAAGAGTAACTGTAAGTTTATTTAAAAAATCATTAGATGATTTTGATGACAATAATTTTATAGAATTAGCAACTGTAAAGGATGGTGTTCTTAGAAGTAAGACAAAAACAGGTAATTCTGGATCAACTCCTTTTGATGATAATGTAGCAGAAAAGATATTTGATACTGATGGTGACTTTACTGTAAAGGATTTTGATAGTGTTGTTGTAGAATCTTTAGATGATGGATTGGGTAATAATGGTTTATTTAAGGATGGTGAGTTTACATATGGTGGTCAACCTGCTGCAGATGATAAGATAGTCTATAAGATGTCTCCAGGTAAGGCATATGTTCGTGGTTATGATGTTGAGATTCCAGAATCAGTCTTCTTAGATGCTCCTAAGACACGTACTACAAAGGAAGTTAAGGATGAACCTATAGAGTACAATACAGGAACAACATTTACTTTAAATAATGTTCATGGTAGTCCTTTAGTTGGATTGGGTAATACTTATACTGTAAGTTTGAGAAATGATAGAACGTTCCAAGTACAAGCAGATCCAGTAAGTAACTTTGGTAAAGAAATTGGTGTTGCAAGGATATATGATTTTCAATTAAAGTCTGGATATGTAACTGGAACTTACCCTGGTGTAGCAGAATGGGATGTAAGTCTTTATGATATACAGACAGTAACAGAATTAAGTTTAAATCAACCAGCTACACTTACTACTCCAACTTATGTTAAGGGTTCAAATAGTGGTGCAACAGGTTTCTTAAAAGATAGTGTTACTAATGGATCTACTTTATCTCTTTACGAAACAGAAGGTACATTTATTCCTAGCGAATCTTTAATATTTAATGGCATACCCGATGGTAGAATTTCTACTGGAATAACTGCATATGGTATCTCTGATGTTAAGGGACTATATGTTACTGGAGGTACTACCACTGGTTTTAGTACATTTAGTGCAGATATAGTTCAAAGACCAGTATTGAATGTTGGTATTGCTAGTATTACTAAATCATTCTTCTGGGGTACAGATCCTAGTTTTATTGGTAATGAACTTGTTCATACTGGATTATCTACAGCTTCATTACCTAATAAATATCCAGTTGAGGATTTCTTCAAAGCTGGAGATTTAGTTCAATTCACTAACCCAGACAAGCAAGATACCCCAGTAGTTGGTATTGTTACTGCTGTTAATTTTGCTAAGAGTACTACTGGTGCTATCACAACAAATGATCTAATACTTAAAAATGTAACAGTTAATCCTGGTGTTGCTGGATCTTTACCTACAACTGATGTAGTTGCACAGGATTTTGTAAAAATAAATTCCACATTATCTGATTCTGACGATAATACACTTTATACTGTTCTACCTAAAAGGAATGTATCTAGTATTGATCTTGCAGATGCATATATCACTATACGTAGGGTATATGATATAACTACAGTAGATGGAGAAACTTCTTCTTCTACTATTCCAACAGGTGGAGAAGATGAATATTTCTTACCGTTTACCCATGATAGATATAGTTTCTTTGGTTCAAGTGGTGAGCAATGGGAATTAAATGAAGATAATGTACAGATCTATACAGATAACAATGGCAGAAGTGCTCTTAAGTTTAAAGGATTTAATCCAAATTATGATCAACCACATAATCAGGTAATTGCTACTTTACGGAAGAAGAATCCAAAATCAAAATTAAAAATAAGAAATGCTGTTAAGAGTATTATTGTTGATAAGTCTGCTAATGCTGAATCTGGTATAGGAGCAACTACTGCTAATGATGGATTAACTTTTGGTAGTTATCCATATGGAACGAGAGTACAAGATGAACTAATATCACTTAATAACCCAGATATTGTCACTTTATATGGTGTATTTGAATCTTCAGATACAAATGCTCCATCTGCACCTAAGTTAGTTTTAACTAATATTGCTAGTCCATCAACTACAACTGCTGATTTCTTAATAGGAGAAGTCTTTACTGGAGAATCAAGTGGTGCAATTGCTATTGTTGCTGAAATAATTGATGATTCAACTGTCTGTTTCCTTTCTAGAAATGATGAAACATTTAAAGAAGGTGAAAGAATATTGACTAATGAGTCAAATATATACTCAACTATTCAGAAATTAGATAATACAAGTTTTGATATTTCTGAAAATTATACTTATAATACTGGACAACAATCTACTTTCTATGATTATGGATTTATAACTAGAAAGGGTGAAAATGAAGCCCCTGATAGACAAATAAAAATCTATTTCTCTACAGCAGGTTTTAATTCCACTGATACTGGAGATATTACTACAGTAGATTCTTATAAAAACTTTAGTTTCTCTAAAGAAATTAAGTCAATAGACGGTCATAGAAATACTGATATTATTGATATTAGACCAAGAGTTGATGATTATACAGTAGTTGCTGGTGTCAATAGATCTCCACTTGAATTTTATGGTAGAACATTCGCACAATCAGGTAATACTGCTCCAAATATTTTAGCATCTAATGAGAATATATTAGTAACGTTCTCATATTATCTTGGTAGAATTGATAGGATATTCTTGAATAAGGATGGCACATTCCAAGTTAATTATGGAGAACCTGCTGATCTACCAGATTATCCTAACAGAGTTGATGATGCTTTAGAAGTATGTCAAGCAACTCTTCCTCCATATGTTTATGATGTGTCAGAAGTAAAAATTAACTTCTTAACACATAAGGGATATAAAAATTCTGATATTAGAAAATTAGAAAATAGAATCCAAAACTTAGAATACTATACAGCACTTTCTTTATTGGAATCTAATACCAATAATATGTTTATTGCTGACAGAGATGGTAGTAATAGATATAAGGCAGGTTTCTTTGTTGACAACTTTAATACATTTGATTCTCAAGAAGATGGTGTTGAATTTCAAAATAGTATTGATAGGGAAAATAAGCAATTAAGACCAAAACATTTTACATCTTCAGTTGATATGATATTTGGTCCTGTGACCAATATAGATCCTAATGCAGATTTGGCATTTGCAGAAGTTGAGGGTGTCAATGTTAAGAAAACTGGCGATGCTTTAACACTAGGATATTCTGAAATTGAATGGTTGAAGCAATCTTTTGGAACAAGGACTGAAAGTGTTACTCCTTTCCTAGTTCCTTTCTGGCAAGGAAGTATTGAATTAACACCTGCTGGAGATACTTGGACTGATACGGTTAATATTGAACCAAGAATTATTAACAGAATGGGCAACTTTGCTTCTACTATGGCAAATGCTCAAAGGCGATTTAATGTAGATCCTCAATCAGGATTTGCACCTACTGTATGGAATTCTTGGCAGACAACATGGACTGGTACAGAAACTGATGTTAGTACTCGTACAAGAACTGCAGAAGTAGAGAGAGTTACTACTCAATGGGAAGGTAGAAGATTAGTTCAAAGGACAAGAAATGTAGTAAGAGAAGAAACATTAAATCAACAGATAAATCGTGTAGATTCTTCTAGAAGTGGAATAAGAACTCTTGTTGTTGAAGATATAAACAATACTTCACAAGGCACAAGACTGCTAAGTAGAGAACTTGCACCAGCAATAAGATCTAGAAATATTACTGTTGATGGTAAGAGATTTAAACCTCAAAAGAGATTGTATCCATTCTTTGATGGTAAGGATGTTAGTAAGTATGTTTTCCCTAAACTACTAGAAATTAGTATGTCATCTGGGGTATTCCAAGTTGGTGAAACTGTTATTGGAGAAACACTTAGATCTGGATCTTCAAATACTTGGCCTAGCACAACTAATCCTGCAATATCTTTCAGGGTTGCTACCTCAAATCATAGAGAAGGTATATTCAGTTCTCCTACTGAAGTTTATTCAAAAAATCCATATGATGATAGTTCTATACCATCTGAATATACTGGGGCATCAACTACTCTTAATATTGATCTCTTCTCATTATCAAATGAACCACAAGGTGATTACTCTGGATGGGTAGAAAGTGGTATGGTTTTACGTGGTCAAAGTAGTGGAGCACAAGCAACAATTACTAATGTTAGATTGATTCCTGGTAGACATGGTATTCTACAAGCAAGTTACTTTATTCCAAATCCAAGTCAAACAAATCATCCAAAATTTGAAGTTGGAACTAAGGTATTCACCTTAATCGACAATCCAAATAATATAGACAAGGGTGCAGATACTAAGGGTGAAGAAGATTATATCGCTCAGGGATTTGTTAATACAGTTCAGGAAACTATCATTTCTGTTAGAAATGCAAGAGTAGAGCATAGAAGGCAACAAGAAGATAGAGTAAGTAGAACAGCAGTTGGTGCTGCTCAAGTGGTAAGTTCTCGTGCTATAGGTAGTACTGTTACAAGAGAAAGGACTCTTGCATGGGCACGTAATAGTGACCCTCTTGCTGAGTCATTCATAGTTGAAGATGATACTGGTATTTACTTAACTAGATTTGATTGCTTCTTTAAGAGTAAGGATGATATGGGTCTCCCAGTTACCTTACAAATTAGATCAACACATAATGGATATCCAACCCAAAAGGTAATTCCATTCTCTGAGATATCATTAAATCCAGAAGATGTTGTTCTATCTGATGATGGATCTGTTGCAACTTCATTCCAATTTAAGTCACCACTATATCTTGAGGGTGGAGTAGAATATGCAGCATGTTTATTATCAAACTCAACAAAATACAGTGTATTCATTTCTAGAGTTGGTGAAGAAGATCTACTTACAAGAACATATGTTTCACAGCAACCTTATCTAGGATCTCTGTTTAAGTCTCAAAATGCTTCTACATGGGAACCAAGTCAGTGGGAAGATCTTAAATTTACTCTTTATAGAGCAGATTTTGTAGAGTCTGGATCTGTTGATTTATACAATCCTACTCTTGCAAAAGGAAATGATCAAATTGCAAGACTACAACCAGATTCATTGTCAATTAAATCCAGAAAGATAAGAGTTGGTCTTGGTACAACAACTGCAGATGATACTATCGAATTAGGAAATACTATATCTCAGCAAGGATCTGAAGCAACTGGTGATTATGTTGGAACAGCAGGAAGTGCTACAAGTTTAGCAATAACAAATGCTGGTATTGGATATACACCACTTATTGGTTCTGCCCTAACTTATGGTAATATTTCATTAGAAACTATTAGTGGACAAGGTAAAGGTGCTAAAGCATTAGTAACTATAGATGGTGGTAAAGTAACCGCAGTTAATATAAATGGCGTAAATGCATTAGGTGGTAATGGTTATGTTGTAGGTGATGTTATAGGTATTGGTTCTTTAGGAACACAAGGAACTGGTAGAAACTTTAGAGCAACTATTACTACTATTGGTGCTGCTAGTCAGTTAATTGTTGATAATGTTCAAGGAGATTTCATAACTGGTGCTGGTAACACGGTTATGGTCACACGTAGCAGTGGTTTGACTACAGGATTTAATGACTTTAATGGTGGAGATGTTCAGATAAATGCTATTGATGTTGTTGATGATGGTTTACATATCAAGGTAAATCATAAGAATCATGGAATGTATTTCCAGAATAACTTAGTTGGTATTAGTAATGTAATATCTGATATTAAACCAACTAGATTGACATCAGCATATCCTGTTACTTCTACAGGTGGTATATCAGTAGAAGATGGATCTATATTCTCAACATTTGAAGGAGTTGGTATTGGATCTACTAATAGAGGATATGCTAAAATTGGAGATGAAATCATTGAATATACAGAAGTTTCTGGTAACGTAATTCAGGGAATTATTACTAGGGGTCCTATTACACTTAAGCAGGATTATCCAACAGGTACTGAAGTTTATAAGTATGAACTTGGTGGTGTTAATTTAAGTAGAATTAACAAGACACATGATTTAAGTGATGTATCTAAATCAGATCCTATCACTTTTGATTCATATCATGTCAAGATTGATATGTCTGAGAAATTTAATTCTCTAAATGATGATAGAAGTGATAATAATGGTTATCGTGCTCTATACTTTGATAGAACTCAATCTGCTGGTGGATGGGAAACATTTGCTACCCAGAATATACCATTTGAAATTGTTACTCCATTAGTTCAGAATTTAACACCTGAAGGAACTACTATTAAGTCTACAATCAGAACAGTTACTGGTCAAAGTATGAGTGGTACTGAAACACCTTGGGTCAACTTTGGAGTGGAACCAGTAACATTGAATGAAGCAAATTACTTAGATACTCCTAGATTGATTGCATCTAAACTAAATGAAGATGCTAAATTAAAAGATTTAGTTGAGGGTAATAAGTCAGTTAATATGAAGTTAACTTTCAATACTGTTGATAGTAGAGTTAGTCCAATGATTGATACTCAGAGAATGAGTATAGTAACGACTTCAAATAGAGTTAATAATGCTATTAGTGACTTTGCAAATGATCCTAGAGTAAATACTTTAGAAAATGATCCATCTGCATTCCAATATATCTCTAAAGAAGTGTCGATGACTAATTCTGCCACTTCTCTGAAAGTTATTGTTGATGGTTATCTTAATACTTTCTCTGATATCAGAGGGTTCTTTGCTATTAGTGAAAAAGAAGGATTCACTCCTATCTTTACACCATTCCCTGGATATAATAACATAAGTGGTTCTGGTCAGATTATCAATAAAGAAAATAATGATGGTAGATCTGATGTATTAGTTCCTAGTAGAAATGAGTATAACTTTACTCCAAATGAAACGGAGTTTAGTTCTTATTCATTCACTATTGACAATTTACCTGCATTTAGAACATACAGACTTAAATTTGTATTAACATCTACAAGTCAGGTTCATGCACCTAGATTATCTAATCTAAGGGTCATTGCTTTAGCATAATGTTTAAAGTAAAGGGACACTCGGATCTTTCTAGAGATCCTAATACTAATGCTATCGTCAACACAAATACTTTAGAGTATGAAAAATACATCTCTAGACGTAGTGTTGTAGATAGCAAAGATGAAAGAGTTGATAAAATTGAACAAAATTTATCTGATTTAAAAAGTGAAATAAATGAAATTAAATCACTATTAAAGGAGATGGTTATCAATGTCAAATAAGAATATAACCTTTAATACTGATGCAGGTGTTCCTGCAGCAGCAAATCTAGTAATTACTACTGGATCTAGTTTTGAGACAACATTCACTGTTGTTGATACTAGTAATACTGCTTTTGATTTTACAGGATATACTGGAACTTCTCAGATAGCAAAAAGCGTCGCTGTTGGTGCAACTCTCGGTGCTGTTGGGACATTTACCGTTGGTGTTACTAGTGCATTGGGGGGCAAAATAAAGATCTCAATGTCTGAAGAAGATACCAGAACATTGTCAGAAGGTAGGCATGTTTATGATGTAAATGTGAAAAGTGGGAGTACTATTAGTAAGTTAGTCAATGGAAATATCCTGGTTTATGCAGGTATTTCTTCTGCACCATAAATATTATATAAGGAGCATCTGTGTAAATGGCACAACCAGCAAGTAGACAACAACTAATAGATTATTGCAAGCGGCAACTTGGAGCTCCTGTATTGGAGGTCAATGTAGCTGATGAGCAAGTAAATGATTTAGTAGATGATGCCGTTCAGTATTTTCAGGAAAGGCATTTTGATGGTGTTTCGCAAGCATTTTTAAAATATAAATTAACCCAGAATGATGTTGATAGAGGAAGGGCAAGAGGTGGAAATAATGATCCAACAGCAGGTATAACAACCAGTACAGCAACCGCAACTATTGACGGTGCTTCAATGGAGTTTGATTGGGAAGAGAATAGCAATTACTTACAAGTTCCACCAGAAATTATTGGTGTCACTAAGATATTCCATTACGATGGAACAAATGCCATGTCAAGTGGTATGTTCAGTATTAAGTATCAGATGTTTTTAAATGATATTTACTATTGGGGTGCAACAGAATTATTAACTTATGCAATGACAAAGACATATTTGTCAGACATTGATTTCTTATTAACAACACAGAAACAGATAAGATTCAATCAAAGAATGGATAGATTGTATATGGATGTTGATTGGAGTAATGTTGGGGTTGGAGATTATATTGTTATGGATTGTTATAGAGCAGCAAATCCAAATGATTATACAAGAGTTTGGAATGATTCTTTCTTAAAAAAATATTTGACTCAATTAGTGAAACGTCAATGGGGTCAAAACTTACTTAAATTCCAAGGAGTAAAACTTCCTGGTGGTGTTGAATTAAATGGACGGCAAATCTACGATGATGCTCAGAAAGAGCTTGATAACATCAAAGAACAGATGTCCAATACTTATGAATTGCCACCATTAGACATGGTAGGTTAATATCATGGTACTTAATCCATATTTCCAACAAGGTGCAAAGTCAGAACAGAACCTGATACAGGATATAATCAACGAACAGTTGAGGATGTATGGTGTTGACATTCATTATATGCCAAGAAAATATATGGATGAGAAGAAGATTATAAAGGAAGTAGTATCATCTAAATTTGACGATGCATATCCTATAGAAGCATATATTGATAACTTTGATGGATACGGTGATAATCCAACTTTATTATCTAAATTTGGTATACAACAGACAAATGAAGTAACACTTATAATATCAAAAGAAAGATTTGAAACTTATATTTCTCCATTGATGAAAGGCGAGGAGAATGTAAAATTAACAACTAGACCCAAAGAAGGTGACTTAGTTTATTTCCCATTAGGAGATAGACTTTTTGAAATTAAGTATGTTGAGCACGAAAAACCATTCTATCAGTTACAGAACACCTACGTATATGAATTGAGATGTGAACTCTTCCGTTACGAAGATGAAGTCATTGCTACTGGTGTTGAGGAAATTGATAATGAATTGGTTGGAGATAATCTATCAGATGGTGAATCTGAAGATGGTATTTCTACTATCCTTGGCGTAACTCAAACACTTACACTTGTAGGAACTGGTGCAACTGCTGCTGCTTATACAGGAGTAATACCTTCAGGTGCTATTACATATGTTTCAGTATCCAGTAGAGGTGGTGGATATCTAGATTCACCTGTGGTTGGATTATCATCTGCACCTAGTGGAGGGGTAACTGGTATATTAACTTCAATAATGATTGGTGGTATACAAGTATGTAACTTGAATGTAAATGCCAATCAGAAATCTGTACAGAGAGTAGATATAGTTAATCCAGGTTCTGGATATACTGTTGCTCCAGGTATTGCTATCACCAGTAATAGTGGCACAGGTGCTGCTGCAACAGCATATATAGGGGATGGAACAGTTGGTATAGTTACTCTTACCACAGGCGGTTCAGGGTTCACTACATCACCTACAATAACCTTTGATGCCCCTGTAGGTGTAGGAACCACTGCTACAGGTGTTGGTGTACTAAATGCTGCAGGAAATCTAATTGCTATCAATTTAACTAACTCTGGATCTGGATATGTAACTCCACCTAATATTACTATTAGTGATCCATCAATGGATTCGACTGGTGATTATGGATTTAATGAAATGGTAACAGGTGCTGTTAGTGGTGCTACTGGAAGAGTAAGATCTTGGAATACAGTTACCAGTCAATTAGAACTTGCTTCTATTAGTGGAACATTCTCTATTGGTGAGAAAATTGTGGGAGCAACATCAGGAGCATCTCACGCATTAAGGAAGACAGACACTATGCCAGATAGTGATGAATTTGCAGATAATTTTGATATAGAAACGGAAGCAGATAAGATTTTAGACTTCTCAGAAACCAATCCATTCGGTATTCCCTAAATAATATACCAGGACTATAA